TCATTGTTTAGGGAGTTAAACTCAGCAGCACTGAGAGTATCAACCCCATCAGTTTTAGTAGGTATATTTAACATAATTTCTCCAAAAAGTGATAATTCTTAAGGGACATATATAAAATTAATTTTTGAAACAGCCGGTTTTAATAAATTGAAAACGCATTCTAAAATATTAACTGATTCTGAGGTAATGGCCACAGGAAAGGGAATAGGAAATATCCCTGGTGGTAATAAATTATTTACTTGAACTCTCATTGTGAATCGGGCCTCATTAAGGTCTGCAAATAATGGTAAAGGAAACGATAAGGGGAATAAAGAAGCTAGCTCAGATCCTGCCGTAATCTCAATATCAAACCCTAAAATATTTGCTATATTGATAAAATCATTTTCACTAGCAACCCCATTTAATGCTCCCAATTTTAGAATTATATTATCACGTCGTTGAGCAAGGCTAACTTCAGTAGAGAAACATTCATCTGGTATGCCGACCGAAGTTTCCCACTCATTAAGAAGTTCCAAAGTTTGATCTATATCATGCTCATCAGCTATTCCTTGGATTTGTGCTTCAATCCGTGAAAATTCTTTGACCATCCCCTTTAGGATTTTATAAAAATTGGATTCTGGACGAGCCTTAGCCTCCCAAGCTGGTCCTGATGGTAAATGCTGGGATAGTATAGAAATACTTTTTGCTTCATTACCCTTAAAGAATTTTAAAATACTCATACAAAGGTTACCGTCCCTAAAGCAGCTATCTCAGCAGTAGAGATGGTAATATCTCCTACAGGTGCTGATAAAGTAAAACTTATCAATGAAGCACCAGTACCATCGATAGAACCCTGGATCGCAGCTCGATATGCATCCGAAGTAACCAGGGTTTCAAACTTTACATCCTCAGCAAAGAAAGCATCTAAACTTGCTTCTATCGCATCCCTCATTGAAGGTGAATCAGGTACTATTGAAGTGAAGGTAAAGTTGGTAGTTACTAATGTGGGAGATAATACAAATAAATCTGTGTCATCCATAAAGGCTGGTTTTATTAATAAGAGTTGATCTTTAACATCTTGTATTTCATTAGCGTCGGGATTTATAGGCTCGTCATTATCTCTTAAAAAATAAACTTCAACCTGGCCTGCCACAGGGGTAGTTTCTTTTACAAAAACTCTTGTTACGCCATTAATCTTTTGAGATTCTATAATAATTTGACCAACATTAAAAAGTGCTGTTGGGTTAGAGCGAGCTGATATAATTCGAGGACTATAATCCTCGTCTAGTTCGTTATTTGTTCCCCCAGTAACCCCCACAGGACCTATAAAGGAAGCGGTATCAATTCCTATGATCGCTATCGATAAGTTTACTTGAGCCCCAGAGTCAAGATTCTGGGCTTCCCCAAATCCATCAGAATCTAAAGTTCCTACAGCGCCATCGAAAGAGCTCAGTATAGTTCCTGTGGCCGGTGTCGTTGGAGATCCAGTTACTTGATAAGTAAAAGATGTCAGGTCAATAACAGTAACCACAAAGTCACCATTATATTCGGTTTGGTCCGCTCCAGAGGTAGTTGCAGTTATGCCCGTAGCCAGACTATGTTCTCCAGTGGTTGTAACTGTAGCCGTAGTACCACTTCGTGTAATGCTTGTTACCGAATTAGAGATGGTGGCCATGGTTACTTCACTAACCAAAGTAAAGATGGCATCCCCAAAGGTATACTTTCTTAACGCTGGCACACTTATGCCCACAGTACCGGATATGGTGATGTCCCCACTAGAGGCGGTAGCCTCTAAGGGTGGTAATCCCTGGTAGTCTCCCCACCGTCTTAAGAAAGTCCCAGTCGCGGTCTGGGGAAATAATTGTCCAACCAATTGTTGGATAGTCTTATTAAGATCAAAGGACCGCGAAGCAATAGCATCCGCTATAGATCTCAAAAAAGAACGTCGAATAGTGGCATCTAGTTCTGTGGTTTGACTTAGATCCGACCGCGTTCTTTGTTTGATCTGGTTTAGATTAGGAAAGCTGATCAATGGTCTTCCTCCAAATATCCACACTAAAGTTTATAATCGTTCCATCAGGAGTTGTTACGACTACAGCTAGAATTATTGTATCCGGCCTGAGTTCTCCTGTTATATCTATTTTTTTTGCTAAAGAATCTTCTATCATCCAATTTAAAGATTTTTGCGCAAAGTCGATAGATTTATTTAGGCTTGAAGTAACTATCCTCGCCTGATCCAGGAACCACAGTTTAGAACCTATTTCATCGATAGCATCAATGTCCCCAATCCATCCACGTCTTTTTTGAGGGTCTGATTGTTCTGAGGCTGTTGCTCTTTGATCACTAAATAAAGATACCCACATCGCTGTATCGAATCCTTCTGTGGCTTGAATCTCGCGATCAGTAAAGACTACATCGAAATATCCTTTCGTTTGGTCTAATGCAATATCAATATTCATGTAATTGTCTCCGGGAACGGTGTATCAGTCGGAGGTGGAACAATAATAGTTTCTGTTATCACACAAGCAAATGTTTTAACCACGGCTTCTGTTGCCTGATATAGTCCAAGAAATCCTGGAGGTGAAGGGCTCGCCATAAAATTAATGATAGCCGTTTTCATTGCTGGAATTTTAGCTGCCCCATTAATAGCTACAGATACCACGACCGTTCCTCCATGTGCTGGAGTGCCCGGAGTATTATTTGTATCCCAATAATTACAAATCCCTGCGGCCATCGCATCTATCGAAGCTGAGGTATTGTCACTAAGAAAAGCACCATCTAATAATGATTTTGTTCCTCCAACTGTTAAATCTGCCCCAGGTAATATTCCTTCCTTTGAATAAGCAAGATATGAATCGGCTAATTGTTCACTTATCTGAGTAGGGGTCAATAGGGTAACTTCATCAATCCCTCTTTGAATCTGGTCCGATATCGTAGTTTCTGAGGGGGTTGCCCCTGTTGCAGGTGTTAAACTCATGGTAATGATGGCCCCGTTGGATTTCCTAAATTACCTATGTGTGTATGTAGATTTAAACTGATTCCTGTTGCTGAAATATAATCTCCAGCAGCTGTCAACGTAGCACCATTAGAAAAAGCCACTGATCCATCAGGATTCATTACGGTATCCCCAGATCCATTCGTTAAAGTTAATGTCCCATCAGCAGCTAATAATAAATTACCTTCCTCAACTACTAAATTTAATGATCCGTTGTCTTTATGTTCAACAAATGATTTGAATATTGGGCTTCCTGTTACTACTTCCCCAGCTTTTAAATTTTTTATTCTTGTTTCAAAGTCTTGAAATATTCCAACTAAATTAGACACAATTCCTGATGGAGGAAAAACTAGGCCCCCCGAACCTTTAGGTGGATTGGTATAAATCCCAAAAGGTGTGAAAGGTGTGCAAGACGACGATTTTCCCTTATAGGATACCCCTAAGGTTGGATACTTAGTATCATCCTTACCAACTACCTCAATAAATGCTGTTGTAACCCAGTTTAACATTAGATGCTCGCTATAAACTTATCTGATAGATCATTACGTTTCTTGGATAAGGAAGATTGACTTGCTTCCAATGTATAAGCATCTGGCGTAATCAAATCCATTTTAGTGGTAGACCCACTACTTAAACTTTGAGAATAGGTAACTGATTTAATCAACATCTCGGCTTTTATATTTAAAAAAACATCGTTTATATCTACTAGTCTATTAGGTATCCATAATTCATCATTGGCAGAGTTACCTGGTAAAGTTATGGTTGCTGTTATGGAACGAGCTCTACGAATATTAGCTTCCCAGGTTGCCCTATCAGTACAAGTGCCACTGGCTGAATTCTCCTCGGCATTAAATTCTAAGATTCGACTGGCCCGAATAGAAGTATCGCTAGCCTCTCCTTGTTGGTTAGCAATATTAGCAAATGATTCTTCTGAAATCCCGGAGCTTATATTTAGGTCACCTTTACATTTATAAAGATTATATCTTTTGGTTAAATCTATAGTGCTCTCACCATCAGTAATATTACTCAATGCATTACCTGGAATATTAATTAATTGAGTCACCAGCTTTTTGGTACTGCCCCTTTCAATCACTAAATTACCTCGTCCGTCCGTAGTTAAAAGTGACTGTCTGATTCTAGCGAACTTCTCTAAAAACTGAAAAGCCTTATCGCCGACCGAGGCACTTATCAGCTCTCCTTCTTCAAAGTCTGTAATATCTGTTACATTATTAATTACCTCAACATCCGTTAATCCAATACCATCTAGGATTAATCGACAAACGGATGATAAGGATATTGGGGCTATAATCTGTTTGGTATCACCCACTGTACTATCGATTAGATCTTCCAATTTATCTCTTCCAGTAAGAGATATGTTGTGTTTATTTTTACCATAAGAAACATGAACTTTATCAATAAATCCAGTTATACGGGGAGTTCCATCAATTTCAATTTCAACAGCATCCCCGGCTTTAATTGGATAAACAATACCAGGTTGTGCCGTAGCTTTAAAAGTAAAAGAACTGCATACAGTCTCGATACTGGAAGTCACTGTAGAAGAATCAAATCCTCTGAATTCAACACCGTTTACTTTAATTAGCATCATCAGATAGTACCTTGGCAATACTAGAAAGATTTGCCAAACTT